CAACCCGTTGCCGTATTGGAAACATAGACCTCTGAACAACGGCAACGGGTTGTCATATGTTCCGCGCAAAGGTAGTGGTTATAATATTTGGTACTATTTGCCTATAGACGAATCTGCCGATAGTGATTGGGTTGCGAATACAGACGGTACAGATCATAAATGGAGAAATACTAGAATATCGGAAATTACTGAAAAAACTGACAGAAAATATAGAGCAGTCTTAGATTCTTATATTAACATTACCCCCGTATATTTGGTGATGAGTGAAGAAACTCCAAAATCGAATACACGAAAACGGATGGGACCGACAAATTTATCAGTCGAAAGATTTAAATTTAATGAGAAATTGCAGTTACTTGATCAAAATGTGGACAGAATAGACTATGATGAAAATCTAATGACAGACAACACATTTATGAGATATTCCGATGACGGTATGTTGCACCAAAAAACTAATTTTGCACCGGAATCGTCAATAATGACTTACAATACCCCGCCGGTAACGGTAACGGAAATTAATAATAATATAAATTCAACTTTAGCCGATTAAAAAGATTATAAATAGATATAAAATCGCAAACGATATAAGAAGGCAAACAAATGGCAGCAATTATCACAAATAAACTGAGAATATTCAATGCACAGGAATTCTTACAATCAATCAACCGGTCAGCGCCTCAATGGAAGCCCGGATATACTTACGTTCTGGGAGATACTGTAGTCAATAACGGAAATTTATTTATTGCACTGGTGGCCGGTACATCTGCCAGTACTGGTGATGGTCCGACGACTATAGTTGAAAATGCACTGATCGATGATGGTGCAACCTTGAAATGGAATTATCAGGGACTTGCAGTTTACAACCATTTGTTTATGGGAATTGCAAAACATACGCCTTGGGTGAATGATGCAAATCCACCAACCCCACAGGATTCTATTGGATATGGATATGAAACCAAAGCAGAAACTATCGCATTTAAGAAGGTCAACTATGCGGATATGACTCTTGCAATTCCTAGAATTAACTGGCAATCTGGTCGTGTTTATACAATGTATGAGCATGACGCACCCGAAGAAGTTATTCCTAATGGGTATGTGATTACTGAAACGTCAAATCAGTACAATGTCTATAAATGTATCAACAATCAAAGATTTGTAGACGATGCGACGACAGGTATTGCCATTGCATCAACAGTCAAACCAACAACACAATCATATACAGATTTTGAAATGACTTCTGATGGTTACATTTGGAAGTATATGTATTCTATCCAATTGGCAGATGCCTTGAAATTTCTGACAAAAGACTATATTCCAATCGACACAATTATAAATCAACCCGATGGGAATTTAAATTCTAGCGCAAACGGAATGCAATGGCAAGTTCAACAGGCAGCTGCGGTTGTGGCAAATCAAATAGAACACGTTAAAATTGTAGAAAACGAAGTCGGTGGTGGATTAACGGGTGGTGTTGGCTATTATTCGAATATTAATTTCGCAAACGCTGGTGGTGGTGCATCAAATTTAAGAGTTGGTGGCAACGGATCACAGTTTAGTCTTACTGGTATTCCAAACTCAAGTTTGGATTATGTCGGTTATCATATTATCGATCTACAAACAAACGAAAACTTCAAAATTTTGACATGGTCAGTGGCAGGTAATGTTGCAACTGGTACTGTAGATGTTTATGGTACGGATGGATTTTCGGGTACTGGAACAAATGTAATCGTGGCTCCAGGCGTTGACATCGATGGTAATGGAAGTGGATTTTCTGGATATGGTTTAGTGTCTGGTGGTAATAAAATTACAGAAATTGTAATTACTAGCGCGGGACAAAATTGGACACATGTAAATAATGCGGTAATTGACACTAGCGGTGTCACTAACGTTCCTGCATATGATTCCAGCGGCAACGTTAATGTAAATGCATGTAAAATTAAACCAATCATATCGCCAGATATGGGACATGGGTATGACGCAATCGAAGAAATGGGTGGATATTACTGCATGGTTTCCATGCGGTTAGAATATGATGAACAGGCCAGCAGATTGACGTCAGACGCCACGCCAGTGAATAAAACTAATGTTATGTTCCCTGTTGTTGGAGCACATGCACAATTCAGGCAGATTGCGATCATCGCAGATCCACAAGAGGCTACGACAGGAAACCCACCCGCGTCTGAAGAATTATATCGCGGCCCAAAACATCCAGATTTCGGCACCGCCGGTGAAGATACATTTGACGTGCTTACTGGTTCTGGCAAGGTTTTGTATGTAGAAAATAGACAACCAGTGGCAAGAGCAGTCGACCAAATAGAAGATATTAAAGTTGTCTTCGAATTTTAATAAATTTGAAAGAAAGTAAATATGGCCTTAAATCTAAATGTAACACCTTATTTTGATGACTACGATATCAATAAGGGATATTTAAAAATACTTTTCAAGCCTGGAAATTCTGTGCAGGCAAGAGAAATGACGCAGATGCAAAGTATTTTGCAAAAACAGATATCTAATTTATCTGATCATTTCTTTAAAGACGGGGCAGTGGTAGTCCCAGGCGCTTCAGCACTGGACACTAAGGCGGGGTATGTGAAAGTAGACCTTCCTAGTGGTATTTTGAGCGCAAACAATTTCATCGGAAATATTGTTCAGGGTAAAAAAACTGGTATTCGCGCATTAGTTGTAAACTTTTCGGATCCGGTTGATTTGAACAACGACAATATTATCACGGTTTCGGATGATGAACCGGCAACACTTTATATTAAATATCTCGAAGGGGTCGCCCCCAGCGGAACAGTAGTTGATGGTTACACTATCAACGCGGCCGGTGAAAATCTTGTGGTAAATGGAGAAAGCGTTTCATTTAGTGACGGAGATAGTGCGACATTTGTAGAAGGTGAAGATTTGATAGCCTATACGACTGATGGTACAAATCTAACATGTGAAGTTCAACAGACGGCAAATGGTAGTTCCAATCCAATTGGTGTTGGGTCTCTTGCATTTATAGAACAGGGTATTTATTATATCAAGGGCAATCTTGTTCAGGTTCTTGGCCAAAGCATTATTTTAGACAAATATAGTAACAAACCGACATATAAAATTGGCCTAGAGATTCGCGAATCTATCGCGTCTTATAACGACGATTCGAGCCTTTTGGACAATTCTTTGGGCAGTACAAATTTCAACTCGCCTGGAGCCGATAGGTATAAAGTTGACTTGATTCTTGCGAAAAGAGATATTGATACTATCGACACTAACAACTTTATTGAATTAATTTCAGTTACCGATGGAAAAATTGATGTATTAGTTGATACAAAACCAGAGACATCTTTGCAGAGAACTATGGCCAGACGCGGTTATGATACTAACGGCAACTTTACTGTCAAAAGTTTTCCATTAGATATCAGAGAATATTTCAACGAAAATAACAATGATGGCGTTTTTCTTATGAAAGATATGTCATTTAATACCGAGGTCGAGGCCAGAGAATTTTCGTTGTCAGAATTTCCAAATGAAATCGGCATGTCTAATGAAGGACAGGGCGAGGCGCATACAATTTCTAGTATTGAATTGGCTCTATATCCAACACAAAATTTAGATTCCACAGGAACTTTATATTATCCAGGCCGCACACATGAAAATTTATTAGATGCGATGCGAGCACATCTTGCGATGGGTGTTGAAAATGGTAAGGCGTATATTAGGGGATTTGAAATTGAAAGAAGGCCTTCTTCAAATCGTGTAAAATATATTCCATATCGCAAGGCCCGGACAAACGTCCAGATAAACAATAAATTTATGCCTGTTTCTTTAGGATCGTTTATGTATATTTCTGACATGAAGGGCATTCCAGAAATTGATTCGAACGTAAAACTTGTCAATATGCACATTTCAGACGATAGTGTTAACAAGTTTGTCGCGCCGCAGCTGAATATTGATTTGACATCAAACTCATATCTTGTTCCTTCAACATATAGCGAAGATGCAACATTTTATGAGGGTGGTAGTAATCTATTAGGTAATAATATTTATGGATCCGATGTTATTGCAACTGCGCGAGTAAAAGCAGTAGAATATTTTAGCAAATCTTCTTCGAGCGCAATGAGTAATAATTATTCGGCGGCCATATTCAAACCTACTTCTGGGGCAGTGGAAAGAGGTATTTGGAAAGTCTATTTGTACGATATCCAATACAAAACAAATCCAAGGACAAATGTGGATTATCTTATTTCTGATGCACGGTCATTGGTTTCCGAGGAAACTGTTACACCCGCCGGAAGTACAGAAACATATTATTTTGGAGCCAATATTTTAACAAAATTGCAACTGTCCGATATGCAAGGAAACTTTACCGCGTCTAGTATGATTTTTGACAAGTACAATCTTGATATTAGAGGTATGAATTATTATTGGGATTATTCTACGGGCATTATGTTGGTGAAGAGTCTCAATTATGGAAATCATCAAATATCAAACGGAATTCCGCTTCCAACCGGAAATTTTATTGTAAATGAAGTTATTAATGAGGCGATTGCCAGTGGTAGTTCTGGGGTAGGATTAAATTCTTTTGACGGCAAAACTTCTGCCGATATAGGTACTGCATCTGCAAGAATTTTTACCGCGGCCGTTTTAAATGGTGGTAGTGGTTCGAGTATAGTTCCTATCGGCCATCCTTGGGTCAAAACTGTTAAATTTGTAGATGATGTGTCGGGTGTGGAATCTGTTGACACGCAATATAATGTCATAAGAAAATTCGATTGTACGATGTCAGGTAGTGTCGCCCGTATAGATTTGACCGATCAAAATACAAGTTTGATTCAGGACGAAGATCTTATTGCAATTTATTATAACGCCAGCGGTACGGATACAGTAGGCATAGTGGGTAAAATTGTCGGCGATGTCAGTTATGATAGCGACCTAAGAGGTGCAAGTATTACTATTAGCAATATTGCACAAAACAGTCAGATAAAAATTCATGCACCAGTTAGAAAGGTCGAAATTCCCGAAAAGAGCAAGACTTTGGTTGAAAATAATATCGAACTACCTTTTACTCTGAAGTCTGCAATTGGTGGATTGTTATCACAACCCGCATATGACAACACGGTTTCTGCTACTAATGCAACAACATCAACATATGATGCAGATGTATTGGGACAGAACTATAGTAGTTCGACAGGAGTCGTAAATCCAACATTTACTGTTGGTGCCGGCAACGATTTACAACTGAGTCTGTCCGAATTGCAAATTTCTCGATCAGATATTGCGGATATTTCTGCCATATATGATACCTGTAACGTTATAAACCATGCGTACAGAATTAGTGTAGTGGCCAGCGATTTCAAGTTTATTCACGAAATGAACGCTGCAGAATTTAAATTTGCGCGAGATGCGTATGAGTTTTATGAAACCACAGGTGAAAGCCCATTTAATGTAGATATAGCAATCGCCAGTGTTCCTAGTTTAAGTGATTTGGAAGCGTTGCTTACTGTGTCGGGGACTCGCAACCCCTTTGCAGAACAAATCATTTCTGCGTGGGGAACACAAGCCAGTTTAATCTCTAACCCCACACAAGTACCTGTCAAACTAAACGACATTACTAGCAGATACACATTATTTGGTGGCCAAAAACCTTCGTGTATTGACCTTGGAGAATTGTTCCTAAAGCCAGGAATGACCCCTTGCGGCGGCCGCCCCATTATTGTATACGATTATTATCAACACGGTGTTGGTGATTATGCATCTGTCGATTCATATGCTGATTACGAATCGATTGGAAGTTTTGGTGATACGCGACTGTCAGATATAATTGACTTTCGCCCCGCCCTAGAATATCAACAATTGGCAGGATATCCTATCGGTTACGGTGTTGTAAGTTCGCCTACCGAATATCCCATCGACGGTACTGCGCTGGGGGCTGATTTAAGAGTATACTTGCCCAGAGCAGATAAACTTTATATGACAAAAACGGGTGTCGTTAGACTCAAGTACGGTGCGGCGTCACTTGATGCAGACCTTCCAGAGGATCCGTCAGAGGGTATGGTTCTATACGAACTGCAAACCAAACCATATACAAGTGGGCCACCTGCGGTTACTGCCAAAATGATGGACAACAAAAGGTATACTATGAGAGATATCGGAAAATTGGAAAAAAGAATTTCCAATTTAGAGTATTATACGACTCTCAACCTCTTAGAAAAAGACACAATGGACATGGCCGTTAAAGATGAGAATGGCAACGATAGATTTAAAAACGGATTTATTGTCGATCAGTTTACAAATCACTCAATCGGCGACACCCTTGATCCCGACTATAAATGCTCTTTAGATAGTCAAAATAATTTAATGCGTCCATTTTTTACCGAAAAATTGGTAAATCTGGAAGTAAACCATGCCGCATCGGGTGGTATATCAACAGGACTTGGAAATTCTAGTAATCAAATTGGTTATGACAGATCCGGTACAGCTGGATATTCTGTGCAGGAACAAAAAATCTATATGGGATATGACTCTGTCTATATGATTACCCAAGAGAAATCTTCAAAAACTGTTAATGTCAATCCATTCGCAATTTTCACATTTAAAGGTTCTATCCATATGTTCCCATCTACGGATGAGTGGAAAGTTACAACTCAGGCACCGGATATTGTAACCGATAGACGTGAAGAATATGAAAATTTATTTGGTGCATTATTGCCAGCAGACGGTGTAATGGGCACAAGTTGGAACTCTTGGGAAAATAACTGGACGGGTAGCACTTCGAGAACATCGACCGCCACGGAAACGCAAAGACGCGGCACGGGGTCTGAACGTGGTCCTGCAACACCTATCGTTGCAAGTATGGGTTTAATCCGTAAGGCTACGGTCACAACAACGCGCACCAAAATCACGGGCACCAAAGACCGAACTGGTACACAAGACATTGTTTCTATGAGAGATGATAGAACTACTGTCGGAGAAAAAGTAGTAAGTTCCGAAATTATACCTTGGATGCGATCAAGACCGGTTTATTGGTGTGCCGAAAAGATGAAACCCAACACAAAACTTTTTCAGTTTTTTGATGGAGTCGATGTTTCAGAGTTTTGTGCATCTACTACAAAAATCACTTTCACTAACGTACCTACAACAGTAGCCACTTTCTGGAAAAACGAACGTAAAAGAGTTAGAGCAAATCACGGCAGAGTGTTCGTGCAGGGTAATGCATCCGGCCACAGACTCAGATGTTTTGATATAGTATGGAATAGCAGTCAAAGTTTAACAGTACATTTAGCCTCATCATTTTCACAATTGATCGAACATGATATCTCCAAATATATCGCCGGCGAGTCAACAGTTATCGAATATCCAGACGGAACTAACGACAACGGTATTAATACAAAAAACTTAGGTGCCTTTCCGAGCAGTAGTGGTATCGTCGTAGGTTCTCAAGAAATTATGTCAAACGAATCTGGATTTGTTGATGGTATTTTTGAAATTCCTAATAACGATAACATCAGATTTAAAACGGGCGAACGTATTTTTAAGTTGACAGACCAGCCCGGCAATGGCACTGATAATGGTACTGAAGCACAAGCAACATATCTTGCAAGTGGTATTCAAGAACAGGTGGCAGATCAAATTCTTCTCACTCGCATCCCAGACTTTACGACTAGAGAAGTCGCAGACTCAGAAGCAATAACCGACACATCTATCAATACAACAATTACTGCCGGCGGTTGGTATGATCCATTGGCACAAACTATTATGATAGATCAAGATGGTGGCGCGTTTATTACGGCGGTTGAATTATTTTTCTCAACTAGGGACGAAACCAAACCTGTAACCTGTCAAATTCGCCAGACTGTAAACGGATATCCGGGCCCGAAAATTTTGGGCACTTCTATTGTATATCCAGAAAACGTTAACATATCAGACGATGGTATTCTACCAACTCAATTCGTTTTCCCATCGCCAATTTTTGTTCAGGACAATACAGAATATTGCATTGTAATTATGGCCGACACGGAAGGATATCGGGCGCACGTGGCACGAATGGGAGAAGATTCGTTAGACGGATCTGGTAATATTTCAAAACAACCATATGCGGGCGTATTCTTTAAATCACAAAACGCATCTACTTGGACTGCCGATCAAATGGAAGATTTGAAATTCAGAGTAATGCGGGCAAAATTTGATACAAATACTCGGGCACAAATATTTATTCAAAACGAAGAAACTGATGATATCGGAACTGATTTCTGGAAAGAACCTTTTGGCGAAAATTCCATGAAAATTAATGCAGGCAGTTCTGAAGTAACATTCACCGTTCCGAATAGCGGCGGCGCAGTTTCTACACAACATTGGCAACCTAATGGATATAATTATATTACATTGTTTGGTTTCCATGGCCAGTATGATGTATACCCATCCTCAGCCTTTAATGGTTCGCACCTTGTAACACAAACAACTGCGACAAGTTTTACCATTGATTTGAAAAATCCTTTCTATCCTGTTGGAATAGAAACTTTGCAAGTTGCATACCCTAGTGCAATTTTACCAACGGTGACAAATTTATATACGCCCAAATCGAACGGCACCTCGGCAAACGGAGTTGGATACAAATCAAACTTCAAATATGATTCGATGAAATCAATTATTTCAACAATCGAATTGCCAGAAACTAGAATTGATTCGTATATGAGAACTCTTAGCGGCACTTCGCAAGATTCTATTAATGCTCCGGGCGTCCGAGACACAACCTATACGGCATTCACCCCAAATACCAATATTAATTTTTCAACGCCGAGAATGATTGCGACAAACTTCAACGAACAAGAATTTAGTACAAGCACAAGACAGCTGGATAAAAAATCTCTTGTATTTAAATTAGAAATGACTACTGACAATGATAGTGTGTCTCCGGTTATTGACACGTCAAGAATGAGTTCTATTTTGATTTCTAATAAAACTAATAATCCACTCGATGTCTTAGAGGGAAACTTTGGTCACGTAAATACTGGATTTGTAGATGAAACAGCAGCAAGCGGCGGGTCCGCAGCGACTAAATATATCACAAAGGAAGTTTCATTAGATCAAGTGGCAACATCTATTAGAGTCATTTGTGGTGTAAACAGACAGGACGGTTGTGATATAGATTTTTATTATAGGATTAAGACGGCAGAGGACCAAATATTTTCTAAATTGGCATATACTTTGATACCTAGAGTCGCCGGATACAACAATGCATCTGCAAGCGAATATGACTTCAAAGAATATGACATGGATATAAGAAATTTACCAGAATTTTCTTCAGTTTCAATAAAAATTGTTCTAAAAACAAAAAATTCGTCGGTTGTTCCAAAAGTAAAAGACCTTAGAATTATAGCATTGGCGAGTTAAAATGGCGGATAGACTAAAAGTAGAAACTAATAAAACGCTCGAGAGGGACATGAAATCTCGAGCGCTCATAAATACCGATAGTAGGGCATTTTTGGATTATAAAAACAAATTGGGCTATCACAATAGAAGAAATGAAGAGGTCAGAGACCTAAAAAACGAAATAGACGAAATAAAAAAAATATTAAACATAATATTGGAGAGAATATAAATGGCTGTAGTATACCCAAGTCTGATCGAAGTTATCCAAACGGACACTTTCGAAGAGTGGCGCATAAAAACAAATTTGATGATTGGCCATGCAGAGGCGGCGGCCGCGAACATAGGAAACTTGAGTTTTCTTCATACAGACAGCGCCACAACTATTGTTGATGCAATAAATGAAGTCAATGCACACGCAGATATAAACACTGCAAACATTGGTGATATGAACGCAATTCATCTTCCAATAAAAGAATCTACTATCGTAAAAACTATCAACAAATCATATGATACACTTGTAACATATATTGATACGTCTATTACAAACGAAAAAAACGAGAGAATGGCCGCAGATGCAGCTTTACAATCAGAGTTGGATATCACGCAAGCTGCGGTGGGACTAGAAGTTACGGGTAGTTTCCTGCCATTTTCCACATCGTCATATCTGACGACAGCAACAACTATCGCAGATTCTATTGAAAAATTAGACATTGAGACCAAAAGACTTGACGACAGACAGAGAAGAACTGCATTTGCACTCGGCGATGAAGATGATAATGGGTATCTCACATTCCCTGCGGGAACAAACTACATAGGAAATCATTATACCGATGAATTGGGCAACGCATCTGCAAAAGTAAGACATTCTTTGGAAGTGTTGGACAATCAAGTAAGACTCAATGCAGATGAAATTGGAAAAAACGACAACACTATTGATAACATGCAAGATGAAATTGTGGCCCTAATGAATAGTGTCGGAACAAATGGGAGCGGAAATTATATAACCGACACCCGCAACACTTATGCCGTTTGGTACACTGTTCGAGAAAATATTAGTATAATTGACGATCATTTAGATTTGTTATATGTGGCCGCAGAAGACACTTTGCCGGCAGCGATACAAAATGCAGATAATAGGATTACATCAGAACATAATTATTTTCAGGCGCTCAATGGCGACATGACAGCATTGAATCCTGCAATATACTCGACCAATGTGGTTGGTTCTCTTAATGCGTTATATGCACTATTGAAACCACTATTAGATGGTGACGACAGCACAAAATTTGTAAGACGGGCGGGTGATATCATGTCTGGTGATTTAGAAGTAAGAGGTGCAATTTCGGCAACTACCAGCAATGGCAACATCACTTCGACCGGCGACATATCTGCCTTCGTGTAACCCGATAAAAAAGAGTATAAATTCATGCCATTAAATAAATCCGGAAGAATTACATTAGGACAGATTTATAACGAGTTCTTGCCGCAAACTAACACCGCAAAACATTCGATTTCGGAGTATTATCGTACAGGTGCAAACGTACCAGATATATTCGAAAACAAAAATATTCCAATTCATGAACCCACAGTCGCGCTTAGAGGGAGAGTAAATTGGAGTGATTACTATGGCACTTCCGCTGTAGTAAGACCATATACAACTGCACTGCCGGCAATAGATGAAGACGATTTTTGGAGACATTGCGAAGGCTCGCCAAATTATTGGACGGAATTACAAGATAACTGGAAACAGTATGTGACGCGGAAAGACGGCGCGTATTGTGTTATGTTAGAAGTTCGTACACCATATGCAAGAATTGAGGTCCGGCACGCACAAATGAGACTAGGAACCGAACTGGGCGAAGATAGTGGATACGAAAAGCTTTTGAGAAATACTAATCTGAATACAGATTATTTCCCTTTCGGCGAATGGACAATGACTATTCCTAGAAAAATCACTAGATTTAGAATCATCGCCACAGCGGGTGGTGGTGGTGGTAGTGTGCAGAAAATTACTGCAAATGATAGCGAACTGAAAGGCACGTTGACCCCAATTATTGAAGAGGGTCATAATGGCGGCCGCGTCCTTATTACTGCAAATGATTTAACGGTTAAAGTGTTGGGTGGAAAGGGTGGTGGAAAATCGATGCGTCTGCAAGGCACCGACAAAAACTTCGATCCGACGAGTGTTCAGGTGGCGGGATCTGCCGCAGTTCCGACTAACAAATTATACAAATATGCAGACAGTCCACAGACCAGAAAGATATATGGCATCACCAACGCTGCAACTGCGGGCGAGAGCGCGGCATTTTTACCAGTAATTAACCCAGAAAGACATAAAAAGCAATCAAGTGGTGCTAACGAAATGGATTGGTTTGCAGGAAGCCGATATCCTATTAATATGATTTGGTGGGAGGATTCTCTATACGGCCAAGTTAATTCTGCGGCTGGTGGTAATGGCAGTGGTGGGGATTCGGCGTGGGCGGATGGATATTCCGCTGCAGACGAACACCCCAATCAGGGCGGGCCAATCGAGCCCAACAGCACCGATTGGGGCACAGGTGGTGCCGCAGGTCAACACGCACAGCGCGGCGCTTTGACCTACGGTGGAGATGCATCGCCAACCACTTATCTTGGTGATTTTGAAACGGCTCCGGGCGAAGAAATTACTATTAAAGTTCCCGAGGGTGGTGTACAATCTATCAATCTATATACGGATTATAATCAAGCCGATAAAGACAACTTTAGACCAAGTCTGGCAGACCGAGATCAGTATGCTAACCATCCTGTATATGGTACAGGGTTTTATGTTGGATCGAGTTATGTTTCAAAATCGGGAAAAGGTGGCGATGGATTTGTGCAAATATTTGGTGCTACCGGCCGCGCATATTCAGAGATGACTCATGCAGGAACAGTTTTGTTAGACGAAGATTATAACATTGTCCAACAAAAATTTTCTTCGACAACTTCGCTCAAAGGCGTAGATAATTATAATCCATCATACACAATGCCATACATTGTTGATGTCCTCGGTACTGAAGATCCGAATGTTCCTAAAATATATTATGTTGCGTATACCGGCAGAATTAGAAAAAATGGTTTGCTAGAGAGCAAAACGCAGTTTAAATCTGACGGGTGTTCGGTAAGCGTTACGCCCGTGGCTGAAGATCTCGCAAACATCGCACCTTCTAGTGCGAATGGAAGTATTTTGAATTTGGAGAATTGGTTGGCTGCAGCATCTTTCGGAAACTTCGGAGTTCCATATCCGGCAACAAGTCTTCGAAAAAAATTATACTGCGAACCAGAGTTTAGTAGCGACGAACCAATTGTATCGGGAAGAAGAGGTAGTAATGCCGCGGACGATTTTGAAGATGTCGGAAATGTTTTTGCGGATTCGTGTGAAATTAGATTCAAAGTTCACACAATGGGTGTCACGAATCCAGACATGACTTTCAGAAAAACTCCGAGTACGGAAATGGGAATTGGGCCAAGCAGGATACATTTCCACCAAAATGGAACGATATCATATATTCCGTGGAGGAAGCCAGGCAATTATGTGATGGTATATCAACCAGAATACGGAGACACCATCACTATTGGTGTAGGAGAAGAATATGTATGTGATCAGTCGGGAGGCAAAAGCGAATTCTATGCACCACCACCAACAAACACAGCAGTATCTCTTCCGACCACTCCCAAACTAAACTATCTTCTTTGTTCTACATCCTATGTTCCTTGGACTTTGCAAAATGCCAAGTCAGCAACAGGGGTGGGCGAGTCCCCCGGCAGGTGGACACATATTTGGAATAACTTGAGAAGTGACCAGTACATGCAAGCGGTTATTAAAAATAACGTTACAGGTGTGCAACAAGCTAGTGGGAGTTACTACAGAACTAGAGCAGAAGTAAATGCAGCATTAGCACCTGTATTAACGAGACTGAATAAACCGTGGGAAGACTGGAAAGATGCAGCAGCACTCGGATTCTTGCGAACACTCGGGCCCTTGCCTCTTGTTTTTGATACTACGGGTCCAGTTCATGAGTGGACTATCAGTGGTGGCGTTTATGGCTACACAAAGGTAACT